CCTTTCATCGCGGAGATGTCTGGTCAGATCGGATATCGCGCTGTCGATTCGGTTGAGTGTGCGGCTCTGCGCCTCGATCTGCGCTGTAATCCTCGACACTTCGGAATCGCGCTTGGCCGATTGAGTGCGAGCCACTGATATTTCGTTGGACAGGCTTTCAATTGTGCCGCCCTGCGCTCTGTCTGATTGCTCAAGGGACGCGATCCGCCCCTCGGTCAGCATCGCAAAGCTGAAACCGGATAATGCAATCGCGGCGAGCGCACCGAGCGCCCACCGTGCCCAGAAAGCCCAGCGATCCAGCCGCTTGGCGATTTCGTGGATTTCACTATAGTCTCTCTCGGTCATCTCATTCCCTCAAGCCGTTGCAGGGTGTATCTTGCGCGCTTCACTTCTGTTTCCCACGCCGCCTTGATGTGGTTTTCCTGCCAGAAGAATAACGCATTTATGACCTTACCGATACCCCGCCAGAAACGGCTGTCACGACCGTCGAGATAGGCGCGCGCTGAGAGAGTTTGTGCGGTCGAACCGTTGAAAACCACGGCGTTGAGCATCCGGGAAAAAAGGCTAACCGCGTCTGCGGCAAAACGGTATGGCAGGTAGAGTGGCCGCAGCATGACGCTACTCCTTTAGCTTGACATCGAATGAAAATGTCTGCTTATCGGTTGCGGTGACAATAGCCCGCGCCTGGAAAACCCAAAGCCCGGTGGTAAGGTCATCCGCCACGATCTCGACAAATTGCTTTCCGTTCGGGCCATCGCTCAGCGAGGTGGATACCGATACCGTGGCTTCGGTGCGGACTTTTCGGGCGCTCGCCTCGAATGTGGCGGTTGAAAGGTTTTTCGCCGTGCCGTCTGGTTTAGTCCAGATAACCTCCGCCGTGACCTGATCGCCCGGATAAATCTCAACGTCAGCCATTAGACCTGCCTCCATGTTGCGGCCAGTGTAGGCTCCTGCCATGTTGCGGCGAAGCGATATTCTACGGTGCGGGCCACATCGCCGTCGCCGGATACCGTGATGGCTGCGAATGTTACCGCGCCTGAGCCTGAAACCTGAGCAGCGGATCCAGTGCCGCTGGCAGAGAATGCCGGGAGCGTGACGGCGGCAGTGCCCACCCTTATCATCATGCCAGACCCGGCGGTAGTCAGGCCGGGGAGTGTCACCTCGCCTGTGCCGGTTTTCTCGACATCGCCCGATGCGGAGGCCGTCAATGCGGGAAGTGTAGCCGCGCCTATGCCCGTTTTATCAACCTCACCTGTGGCTGATACGGTTAGGACCGGCAATGTGATATCCGCCGTGCCGGTCTTCTCGATAGCCCCGCTTGCCGAGACACCCAGGGCTGGTAGGGACGCTGCGCCAGTGCCAGTTACGGTAACAGTGCCGGTGCCGCTTGCCAGTAGAGCGCCGAAAGTCACAGTCCCGGTGCCGGGGGCGGATACAATGCCCCCGCCGGATGCCGTCAGCCCGCCAAATGTGACTGCCGCCGTGCCGGTCTTCTCGACCTCACCCGCCCCGGATGCCGTCAGCCCGCCGAAGGTAACGGCACCGGATGCTGTTTTCACAACCTCGGCGGACGCAGAAACGGTCAGCGCCGGAAGCGTAACCGCGCCCGCGCCCGTGGTTTCAACCTCGCCAGTAGCCGAAGCCGTCAAGGCTGGCAGCGTGATATCCCCGGTGCCGGTTTTCGTAACCTCGCCCGTGGCGTTTGCCATGAGAGCCGGGAAGGTAACAGCGCCGATGCCCGTGGTTTCGATCTCGCCGGAGCCAGACGCTGAAAATGCCGGGAGCGTAACGGCGGCAGTGCCGGTCTTCTCGATTTGCCCCGCCGCGCTCGCCAGTAGAGCGCCGAAAGTCACCGCCCCTGCGGCTGTCTTGATTATCTCACCCGCCCCGGATGCCGTGATGCCCGCAAACGTTACCGCGCCCGATCCGGTGATCGTTTCAGTCGCATCAAATTCCGACGCAAGCGGCGTGGCGGCGAGGGGGGAGGCGCCGAGGATCATGTTAGATGCCGAACGCCGCGTGCACGTTGATGGCGTCCAGATCGGCCAGCGTAGTAGCCGCCGCGATCTGAGCATCAAGACCGCGCCGCGCCGCCGTCACACTGCCATAGAGCGCTAGGTATTCCTGCCGCTTGGCGATGATAGCCTGCGCCATCTCGGCTGCCGTCTCGCCCGTAGGTGCGCGCAGGGCGTCGATCAGGTCATTCTGGCCACCTGCCAGCACTTCCTGCGCTGCCTGCACTTGCTCGGCCCAGCCCTCGCGTTCCTCGGCGGGATAGGCTTTGGCAATGGGTGACATGACGCGGGAGTAGGTGGATTTCACTTGGGAGTAGAGCCGGGCCTGTTCTTCCGTGAAATTTCGGGGTCGCTCTACCCCTGACTGCGCGATCTCTTGTAAGCGCGTGTTGCCCTCAGAAACAGCATCGTTGATGAGGGTCAGATCATACCCATCCCACCAGTCTTTCCCGAGCATGATTTCCAAGTGCTCGACATTTGCGCGGAGTCGCTGTTCCGAGTCTAGATAAGGGGCGGGTTCCGCCACAATCCCGTCTACAACCGAGACGCTATCCAGCATTGCCTTGTAGTGGCGGTCTGTCTCTTGACTGTCAGGCATTTTGCGCCTCCAATTCCTTCACGCGGGCCGAGAGTTCCTGAATGGCCTTGACCATCACGGGGATAAGCGCGGCAGGACCAGCCTCCAGTCTGTCTGGATTAGACCGCAGCACCGACCCGAGAAATTCCGCACCGTGCTCGTCCTCGACGGCCATCAAATCCTGCGCGATGAAACCAGCCTGATGCTTTCCATCGTTTGCATCTGGGATGCGCCGCCGCCAGTCAAACTCGACCGGGCGCACCTTTTCCAGATATTCGAGGCCGAGAGACAGGTCGGAGATATTGGCTTTGTCGCGGGCGTCGGAGAGCGCCGTGATGGTTGTCTGGTTGCAGCGAAGGGTAGTAATATTTGCATCACCGAGGGTAATTTCGTTGGTTGCCCCCGATGCAGACGACTCAGAGTTTGCGCCAAGCAATGTGCAATTCGTCCCGGTTGAGAGGTTAACAGTTCCCATACCGGCCCGATCACCCAAACAGGTGTTGTCTGAGCCACTTGTTATACCGAAGCCCGCTGACTCGCCAATTACCACATTACGAGCAGCCGTGGACCCACCAGCTAGGGTCTCGCTGCCAAGCACGATGTTGCTGCTCCCGCTGATGCCGTTTGTCTGGGATGTACCAATTCGGACGTTTTTTGATCCCGTATTGGTATTGAACGCCCCAACGTTAAACCCAATGCAGACGTTATTGCCGCCTGTCGTAATACTTGACCCTGCGTTTCTCCCTAGCGCCACGTTGCCCGTCCCGCTCGTGATACCGGATAGGGCTGACTCACCAATACCCCAGTTCCAGGAAGCCGTGCTTTCTGGGCCGGTGCCATCACTCAGGTCGTCCACCTTGGCAGCCCCACCAAGCCCGGCCCACCCGGACCCGTCATGCCCCTCGAAAGCGCCATCGTCGGAATTGAAACGAAGATGCCCAGCCGCCGGGGTTCCGGGCCGCTGCGCCGCCGTGCCAGCGGGAACAACCGCCGCGCCGGTCTGACCGTCCTCGGTGCGCACCATATCAGCAACCCGAGCCACCGCCGTAACGGTCGCATCTGCGCCTACGTTGATCGCCGTCCCGCCGTCCGAACTGTCACCGACAGACCGCGCGATGCTATCCGGCGCGCCCGTGGTCAGCGTGGCAATGCCATATTCCCACGCCGCACCGTCCTTGATGTAATAGGGCGTGGTGTCGCCATTCGCCATCCCCGCGCCGACAAAGGTATCGTGGCCATCCTTTGCCGCGCCGAGGTTGAGCGCACCCGTGCCGGTCGAGGCGAGCGCCTGTTTGACGTTGTTGAGTAGCTTGAAGGCCATGCGTCACCTCTCAATGGGTAGGGTCGGGGCCTAGGCCCCGACCGGATCGTTACGCGCCCGTGGCGGGCATCGTTGCCGTGAAGCTCGAAACACTCACGGTATCGCCCGCGCCAACTGTCGTGGACGAAAGGTTGAGATCGGAACCGGACGTGCCCACCGCGCCGTTGAATACCTCGGTATTGTCACGATCCTGCATGACGAACTTTGCCGCCGTGCCGCCCGTGGCGTTGATATCGTCACTGATCGCCCCTGCCGTCGCAACACCGGTCGCCGCGGCTCCGAAGGCAGGATTGCTCAGCGCCAGGGTGGCAACCTCCACATCACCCGAGGTTTTGATTACCAGATCGCCGTTGGCATCTGTCGTGCCAACATCGATCAGGTCAACGATTGCATTGCAAGCCGCGTTCCGTGCGGCGGTAGTAATGGTCACAGCCATGATCAGGACTCCTTTTTGACCGTAAACGTCCCGCCAGCCGGGACATCGAAACGACCGGACGGCGCGTAGCATACCCCGTCAAGCCAAAGCTCATTTGCCGCCACAACACCGTCAATGGCGGTGTATGTATCACCGTCCAACTCAATCCGGCCAACACCGGACGCCCCGATGATCGTATCTCCGCCCCACAGCCCGAGGCTTTCACGCTCGGCCTTCGAGAACATGGCAATGATTGCCGGGTGCAGCTTTTGCGGATCGCCGTCAACGCGCGGCGTGCCGCTCTTGTCCCGCACCACGCCGAACATCTTTCCGGGGGCAGGGTCTTTCTGGTGGACCGTAATTTGCCGGGTCATATTCCTCGCCTTCTGTTGTCTATGGCCACACGGGCCAGATATCGCTTTCCGCAAAGTCCTGCGGTATGGGGTCAAGCGCCTCGATCTGATCCGATGCCGCGCGTATTTGCAAAATCTTATACCATATTTCCTCGCCCGCGTCCCATGCCGATTGCTCTTCCGCCGTCCAATTCGCCTCGCCCTTTTTTGCAAGGATTGCGGCTTGTGCCGTAAGGTTTCGCTGCTTCCACTCCGGCGCAATATCCAGTATTCTGCGCATCGCCTCGGCCTTGACCTGCGCGGGCAATATCGGATCGGGCGGCAATTCAATTTCCTGCCGCTTGCCCGTCTTTACATCAATGATGAGGTCTTTCTTCATGACGCGCTCTGCCCCCCTTGTGGATTGGCGAGAATGGCGATGCCGTTACTGCCACCAGTGACTTTCACCCAATTTACCGCAGCCGAAGAACTCGCCAGCGTACCGGAAACGTAATCCTGCCCATCATTGGACACGCCGAAGTAATTTCCGGTGGGGAAATCAACGAAAACCTGGAAGAAAATTAAGGTCGCGTCGTTTCCAGACAGGCTGAAAATACTTGCGCTGCTTAGCGTTGTCGATCCGCCGTCATCGGAAATCGAAATAGTGATGCTGAAGGGTGACGGAGAACTATTCGATGAGCTTCCAGTCAGCCATATCCCGCTGAAATCATCAAGGCCCGTGAGAGTGACGCTCGCCCCTTCGCCGCCCGTCACCTTGTCCGCGATCCTCGGGGCACCCGATGCGCCCTCTGCCGTGGCAGCAAGATTGTCCCGATACTTGGTCATCAGGGTTGTCGTTATCGGGCTATCCTGATCAATCTCACCGTTTGTGATCGCAGTAAATGTTGTCATGCGTTGATCCTCGCGCAAAGTGAGCCATCGCTTAGAAGCCCGTCAGCGTCCCCGATGAATGCCTCGAATTGCGTGCTGGTCGATGCGTTGTAATCGCCCGCACCAGCCGCCTGAATATCCGCCACGATACCGGCAGATGTGATATCCTCAGCAACATATCGGATGACCTCGCCCGGCACCTCTTCCTCGGCCTCAGTTACCAGCCATCGCGTGACATTCTTCACACCGAATTGATCCACGTCGAGGTAGTGCGATATGGTCACGATATCCCCGATGCCGATAGAGCGATCCTTGGCGTCAAGCTTGAAGCTCGCCCGCCGTGGCACATCGCGATACCGCCCGACGATCTTTGAGGCGGTAGATAGGGCAACGCCTTGCGACGTGGTATATCGGCCAAAGATTTTCTTGATGCTTTGCTGCCCGTATTGATCCGCGCCCTCGCTGGCCAAGTCCGCATAGACCAGCAATTCCTGATAACCCTCCGGGCTATCGAGATTGGCCTCGTGGTAATTGTGCGGAGTGTGGTAAAACCACACCTGCGACACCCGGCGATCCGGCATATCGTCGATCCGAAATGACCCCTCGATAAATGATGAGAGATCATCAAGCGCGACCGGCGTTGTATCGCGACTGGAATATCCCCTCAGCACGCGAATCTTGACCAAGGCATCCCGCTCATCCCACCACATGAGAAAGCCGAATTGCTCCTGCATGGAGGAAAGCACCCTGAAAACGGATCGCGGATCGCGCTCAATCGCCTTCACGATATTGGGTGACAAAAACTCCACTTCCTCGGAAAACGTCCCCGCCGTGTCGATCTTGCTAGCGCTCATGCCCGCGAAGCTGGTAAGCAAATCCTCAACAACCGTATCCACGCCCAGGTTGTTGTAGACGCCGACCTCCTGAACCTTCGTTTCCACGTCATGTGCTGCGGCTGTCGATTCGAAAGCGCCTCTTGTCTGCACCCGGAAAACAATCGTGCCCTGCGCGCCGCTGGTAATGCTGCTGTATCGGATAATCTCGTCGTCGATCTGTATCCATCCCGCCGCGCTATAGTCGCTCGCCGCTGCGCCAATGACCGACAAGCGGTCCTGCGAGGCGCTGGTATCCCGAAACAATTTGCCCCCCTGAGCGCGCGGAACCTGCGCCTTGCGCTCTTCCACAACGCTGAGGAAGTCTTTCGCCTTGATGTTTACCCTGCCATCCTCACCAGGCCCCGTCACATCGGTGATGACATAGGATCGCTTTTGCATCGAGCCGAGAGCCTGCCCGATGTAGCCCTCGTATACATTCATCTCGATATTGTAGCGGTAGAGATTGCGGGCCAGCCACTTGGTCCACCAGCTACCGCGCTCAAGCGGGTTATAGGTGCGAGTCGAAACGTAGGGATCAACCCGCTTGTCGCTGCCGGGATGGTCCTCGAAAACGGCGGTCACGCTGGCACGCTGGCCAAGCCCAGAACTGTCGCGATCCGTCGATGCAAGGTTGATCCTGGACGGGATCGTTGACACAGATACCAGAGACGGGATCACATAGGGCGCGCCGGATATGTCGCGATCCGCGAGATTGCCATGCCCGAAAAGCAAGGATAGCGTGCTGGACCCATCGTAGTTTTCCGGGTCCTGGCATGTCGATCGGGTGTTGAAGCACTCACCGCCAGTCGCCGCCGTTGCCGTGCATGGAGAGATGCTAAACGTATTCGCGCAAAGCGGCTGGACAATCTCGACGATCTGAACCGGCTCACGCCCTACTGTCGTTTCAGTCATATCCGTATCCCGTCACGCTCACGCTCGCGCTCATGAAGTCCCGACGCCCCGTATTGGACGGGGCACCCGCGCCGTCAGTATAGCACAGACCCACCTCGCTGAAAGTCATAGGTCGCCACGCGATGAAAAACGGCTCCGTTTCCACCGCCTTCTGGAACGACCGCCAGTTATCCCGAACCCATTGGGCCGTGAGATTGTCCCATTCAAAAGATGCCTGAAACATTCCGCGCAGTTTCGTGCGCCCCAGAAATTCGCCCCGCGTTGAAGTATTCGAGCGCAACGTCGTTTTCCGCGCAAGGTCCAGAGGGGAATGCCCGCCATAGAGGGGGCGCTGCATCTGCATCGCCTTGCCAAACTTGATCACGCCCACCGTCGGCGCTATGCCGCCGCTAATCTGGATACGCCACCGTTGCCGCGTTTGCGGCGCGAAGATCGCGAATATCGGCATGTCACTCGTGATCGCCGTGGACGGAATAACACCTGACCACGTTGATCCGTTAAAATACTGGATTTGCAGCGTGTTGCCATTAGTGCCCATCGTGTGAGCACCAATCACGCAATAATCGACCTCAGCCGCGATGCCATGATCGTATTCCCACGTCGCCGAAAGGCTCGCGGGCTTCCACTTTTCATAGGTCAGACTCGTGCCGGGGCCATCGGCAAAGAAATCCGCTGCCGTGCTGGATGCGCTGACAGTGCCGCCTGACAGCCAGTTGCCGGAATGAGCGATCCGAGCATGAGTGAGCGGCTCATCGCCGCTTGGCAGGGTGTAGCCGGTCTGGAATATCACGCTCATTGCACCGTAATCCCCCGCAGCACCGCGCCGTCATCAATAGCTTCGTTGATCTGCTCGATAAGCGCCCGCACAGAGCCGACGCTTACCGGGCCTTGCGAGGGGAGTGTGACGTTGACTTGCGTGGCGGGCTGTTGCGCGGCAGAAGCCCCGCTCGCCGCGCCAGCACCCCCACCCCCGCTACCGCTGCCTCGCGGGGACTGCGAGGCGATGCTGCTTATCAGCGCACCCGTGCGCGCAAGAGATGCCGCCGTGAACGCTGCGGCGACGGGCGGGCCACCTATTGCCATGCCCTTATCCCACGCATGAACAGCGGCCTCGTAACCGGATATCGTGGCATTCGCAATTGCCGCCGCCTTGCCGATCTTGAACAGCTTGTCATTTTCGGTGCGCATCAGAGAGGCTAAGTTTCCGAGAGCGCCCTGGATTGAATCCAGCCGGGCCGCGCTTTCTCTACGCTGCAACTCGCTCATGCGGTCTTGGTGCTCTTTTTCGATCTGCTCTTTTCTGAGCCGGAATTCTTCTTCGGTGATAAGCTCCGCCTCGCGAGCCTCGCGCAGCGTTTCCAGGCTATTCTCGCGCCATGCGGTCAAAGCCTCCTGCTCTGTTTGCAGACCCTGCAATAGAGCATCAAGGCGCGATTGCATCTGGTCCTTTACCGACAATCCGTTGCCAAGGATATCGTCATCATCGTCTCCACTATCTATAGGCCGCGCGCGGGGCCGGACACCGCCAATTCTTGCCTTTTCACTAAGAGCCTCGTCGAGCCTTTCCAATTCTCCAATCTCAGCTTCAATCTCCGCGACTCGCGCGCGCACTTGCTCGCGCCGCACGTCTACAGCATCTGGGCCACCGGACACATTCCCGACACGCCTATCGCTTTCCGCGATGGCATCCGCTTTCGCCAATTCGGCTCGCGCCGCCTGCAGTGCAGATTTCTTGATATCAAGATTAGCCCGCGCAAGATCGCGCGCCTCGCGGGCCGCAGCGGGGCTCGCCTCATCGGCAAACGTGCCGAGCGCCCTGTTCAGAGCATCAGAAGCGCGCTTAGCCTTATCGAGACCCTCCGCGCCTTTCTTGCCAGACTTGAGTAGCGACGCCATACCAAAGGCAGCGCCCCCGATCAGACCGACTATAATAGTCAGCGGCCCGCCCATCGCAGCGATGGCTATTGCCAACCCGCCCATTGCAGCCGTGACAAGCTCGATATTATCAGAAAACAGCACCGCCGCCTCCGCCGCCCCGGCCATCAGCCCGGCAAGCGTCTCGATACCACTGGCCGCAACGCCGAGAAAATCACCGGACGTAACAATCTCCGCCAGACGCCCGAAGGCATCAGCGATCCGGCTTATCGCCTCGCGCGCTGCGTCGCTCTTGGAAAATTCGCTGAACCGGACGGCAACGCTTTCCATCGCCGGGGCTACGTTTGCCGCAAGCTGCTGGGCAAGTCCCTCAAAGATAAGGCGCATCCGAGATACCGCGTCATTAGCCCTCTCAACCCCGGCCACCTGTGCGTCTGACAATTCCAAGCCAAACTCGCGCACTTCCTCGCGCGCGGCCCGGATTGCATCGCCCCCTTGCGTGAGCAACAGCGCCATATTGCGCGACCGCACGCCCAAGTCACGCATGATATCAGAGGTTTGACCGGCTGACAGACCAAGCGCCTTCGTCCTGTCCGCGATGAGTGCGAGCCTCTTGTCAATATCAAGGTCCTGCAAATCGCGCGCGCGCAAGCCGAGCTTTCCGAGAGCCTCGGCGGCAGGCCCAGTGCCCGCCGCCGCGCGCGCAAGCTCACGGTTCATCTGCTGGGCTGCGGTATTCAATTCCCCGAGAGATACGCCAGCGTCACCGCCCGCAAGCTGCACCGCCCGCAAACCGTTTACCGTGGCGTCCATTGAGCGAGCCAGCTTAGCCTGACTGTCCACCGCTGCCAGACCCTTGACGGTCATGGTAGAGAGCGCCGCAGATACCCCGACAAACGCCGCGCTCGCCGCAATGGCAAAGCCCTTCACCACACGATTGGCGCGACCAAGCCCCTTGGACAGCGCGTCCGTATCGGCTCCGATCCTTACCTTAAGCGGCGGCAACGCCATTACGTTTTTCCTCGATCCATTTCCGCAGAGCCGCACTTTCTTCGCGGATGCTTTCGATATCGCCCTCGGTCATGCCGCCCGCGTAATCGCCCTTCATGCTCGGCCTGCGCCATTCAAACTCATGGGCCATTTCCGATATTGTCATGCCCCAGATTTCAGACGGCGCAATACCCCAATCACGACACACGCAATAGAGCGTGCTTATGTCGAGGTCTTCGGCTTTGCCCGCGTTTTTCCCTTCCGCTTTGTCGCGCGGGCCTCGGGCTTTTTTCCGAGGTCAACACCCGGCAGAACCGCCTGACAATACGCCATCTGAAATTCCTGCACTTCGGAGACATTCGGCCCCGTCAGATACAGATAGCTCTCGTCTTCGCTAATCGGCTGACCGGCTTCAGCCATGAACTCAGAATGCACGATTGCCAGGTCTTCCACGTCAACGCCGCCGCGGACGCACTTGTTTGCCAGCACCACGTTGTTGATACCGCGCGCCTTGATGCGCCGCAGCAAGGCGAGGGAGGGGACAATGCGAACCTCATCGCCATTGTAGGAAAACGATAGCTCACGAAAAACAGCCATCAGACCACAGCCGCCTTGACGATGGTGCCGACCGATTGCAGCGTGCCCGAGAATGTCGTTTCGCCGTCATGCGGAGCACCGATGCTGAAACCCGGCTGGAACTGGAAATCACCGTTCAGAGTAAACAGACTGCCGATAGTAATCGTCATGGTTTTTTGCGTGCCAGTAAACGCCATGTCGGTCAGCGTGTCTGTTTTCAGGACACCCTCCAACGCCAATGTGACATTCATGGTATTGAACGTCCCGTCAAGCGTGGTGGTCCAGCCGCTATCACCATCAGTCGTCACATCGACCAGATCGCCGTTGAAGTTGACAGTCTTGGTGCGAAGCTCATCCGCAAGGCTAGCCGCCCCGATGGCGACCAATACCGCGCGCCCATTACTTGCCGCCATGATCTTTCCTTTCCAAGTTTGCAAAGTGATGTTTGCTACTTTGCAGGTTTAGCACAGATTGCCACGACACGCTATATCGCATCGTAAACCACCTGTGCCGTCAGCATGGCCCGGCGGGTCTTCCCGTCCGGGTCGGTTGATCCCTCGACGCTCTCCACACCCGTCCAGATGTGAGTGGCTCCGGTGATGGTGAGAGGCTGGTAGTGCAGAAGATCATAGACGCGCTGCGCAATGTCCCTCGCCTGCAATAGCCCGCGCATCCGAGACCACACGTCGATCTGCACAATCGCGGATGCCCCATTGGTGCCGTCCGTATCCCACTGGTTTGCCGTCACCTGAGAAACGGTGATGTAGGGGAAATACGCATCGTTTTGCGGGTCGGGCACCTGCGGCACATGGTCAAAGACAGGATCAAGCCCCCACTCGCTCGATAGCGCCTCGACAAGCGACGATGAGCATGTCAACTTGGCGTAGAGCGCGGCCTGTAGTGCCCCCGTCCTCATAGCCCCATCGCCTTTTTCAGCGCGCGCTCAAGCCGCTTTTGATACTTGGGCTGCATTGCCTCGACGGCGGGACGCCATGCAGGGCGCATCGCGATATTCTGCGTGCCA